TTTGCTTCTTTAGATATTACCTCTGTTGTGTATTGCTCAACTGGGGTCCCGTCGAAAATAGGCAGATCGATTACTGGAGCACTTACAAATTCGTTATTTAACTCAACTTTGGTGGTTGGAGTGGTTTGAACGTAAATCTTGTCGCCATGATTGATGGGCTCTGCTCGTAAAATGCCACTAATGTCGACGTAGTTAACCATAAGTGAGTAAGGAAGTGAAACTAGCAGTTCTTGATGCATCTCTGATGTCCAAGTAAAGAATTTGATGATAATTCCATCTTCGACTTGGGCGTACATCTTGCCAACTTGGGGAACTGAGACTATTTCATCTGATGAAACCACAAATTCCCTGACAGAATTAGAGTTTTCGCTTAAAACAGACCAATTTGCCTGGGATGGAACAGCAGAAACCAATAAAAATGACAGAGAAGCCAGTAGTACTCTTACTTTAAACATTTTTAACCCTTCGTAGTTGTTATATCAAGTATAGCCTGTAGATATTTTAATGTCAACTTACTGGTCTAAATCACTAACCAATTCCCACATACGTATATCCGTAATGCCTTTGCGTGTATTGGTTGCTATTTCTTCATTCTCTGCCTCAACAACAAGAGTAACCTTATCAAAATCTATATTTGTACCCAATTCAGTATAAATATCTTTTTTTGTGTTTTCTTTATATACATCTTCTACTACTGAGGTAATAACCTTATATTTAAATTTAGCCAAGTTTACCAGCCTGCTTTAATTTTTCGTAAGCGTTTGAAAATAAAAATATTAAACTTGATGAACTTTCACTCATTTTTGCATATGCCTCGTCCTCTGTCATTCCAGATTGCTTACACATAGCCAATGTATCATCATTAAAGGAAGTAAACATTATTTCCACAAAATCTTCTTTATTCATTTTCATCCAAATCTTTGTAGGTAACACTATATTCTCCACCATAGATCTCGGCATAGGAGATTATATCTTTATTATACCGTATAGCAGTATTTTTGTCAACTAATCCCGTTTTATATTTTTTAATTGTTGTTAATTCACCAGGAAATGCAAAGTTCCATGCAGAATGTTTATTTAATGCGGTATTCATCTCAACTAGATATTTTTCTAAGCCTAGTCTACGAGATACCAAACCTTGTTTCTCTTCATACTCTTTTGCTACCTCGGAAACATCCACTTTATCAGATAAAACATACCGAACATTCTCATCATCCATCCTAGTAGACCAATTTCGCATATTCTCTGCATAGTCGACAGCATTTTTATATGTCGAATCTGCATATGCCATGCGTTGTTTGTCTAAAGTGGTGGTTTGTGCCTCTATTGCAAACGCGATTAGGTAACAGGTTGCGTAAGGGAACTTTTCATTGTACTTTTTGGTGGCGAAGTAAACATTTGGATTAAAAGATTCGATACAAATGTTATCTTCCATAAGTCGCATATGATTTCCAATTGACGCGAACTCTGAAGTATTCATATCACAGTCGACGAACAGACATTCCGCCGGATTTATACCTTCCGCCAAACATAAAATACTTTTGTCATATGTGCCGACGACTCGATGTCCCAAATTTCGAGAAAGAAGTGTTGCGCTCATTAAGCCATCAACATCTGGAGATATAATTATATTTTTTGAGTATTCAAGCGTACTGAGTATTTCTTTTTTCAAAACTCTCCTTAAATGATGATATAATAATCCTACAATGAATGCACAAGACTGGCTTGGAATGATTCTTACCGCATTATCTATTTTAGCACTAGTTGCAGGCGGTGTCAAATGGCTTGTAAAACATTATCTATCCGAACTTCGTGAAAATGGTGGATCTAGTGTAAAAGACCAGGTCAATAGGCTTGAAATTAAAGTTGACAAACTGTATGACATTTTGATTGAAAATCGAATTACAGATTCTAGTAAATAATATATACTATATATAATATATATAAGATATCTTTTATATATTTAACTTAAAGATACATCTTTTTTCTTATATATTTTAAGTATACACGAACTTTCCTGATTTGTCAAATGAAAAACCGTATGGTATAATAATTTTATGAGTTATGTCACCGCTTCCATTGATCAAGTAGGTGCATCTCCAATAAATATCCAATGGAAAGTAGTTCGTGGAGATTCTGCAACTCTTAAAGTAGAATTTTTAGAAGACGATGAAGTTACTTTTGTAGATATTTCTGATTGGACATTTGTTTCTTCTTCTTATGATGCTTCTGGTGATACTTTAGATGAATTGACCGTTGAAAAATATACTGGTTATGTTATTATTACTGCTACCTCTGAGATTACAAAACTTTGGGGAACTGGTTATAGAAATACCGTTTTAGAATTACCTTTTGACTTGGAAATTATTATTCCTAACGATGAGTCTGGTGCAGTTGAATCAGAAGTTACTTGGACACCAGTTATTGGAACTATTGTAGTGCTTAGCGATGTAACAGGTACTGGATTATGATTATTAAAGTTACATCACCTGCAGTTACACCCTCTAAGGTAATTAAGGTTAACTTAAAAACCTTTATAATTAATAAGTGAGTATAAGTAAAAAGTCTGAAATTCCAGGAATGCAATCAAAACCTAAATATGGCTATGCCGAAGCAGTAGCAGAAACAGTTATAGAAACAAATAATCCCTCAGTGCCCGATATAGACTACAGAATACTTGTAGGGCCACCAGGACCACAAGGAATTGCTGGTAGACAGGGAGAGATAGGACCAAAAGGCGATAAAGGGGATCCTGGGCCACAAGGCCCAAAAGGTGAAAGAGGACAAAAGGGAGAACCAGGAGAATCATTAATTGTTGCAAGCAACGGAATAGTTTCTCAAAATAGAAAGTCTGGTTGGGCATATTATGAAAATTTAGATCAATCACAAATTCGTGTAGGACTATCTAGCGGAGATGAAGGATGGGTAAATATATTAAACGATGCAAAATCTGAGGGGACAAACGAAGAATATTTGCCAAAAGGAAATGTAAGTCTATGGAGTGCAGCAAATCAACAATTAAACTTTAAAGGATTAGATATAGGCACTAGAGTTGAAATAACTTATTGTTTTGAATTAGAAACATATGGAAATAATACTGAGGTTTGGATAAGAGCCTTTTCTGAAAAAGCAACTTTAAACTCAACACAGTTTGTAGCAAACCTAAAATATAAATATCTTTATGATTTTTCAGTTACCCAAACCCTGTACATAGTAAATGACAGAATTAGAAAATATGGAATTAATCCACAAATTAGAGCAGATTTTGACGGGGATGTAAAAGTCAAATCTATCTTAGTCCACATTTCTTAGTGGTATAATAAGATCATGGCATTCCCAGGTACATACAACTTTGATTATTATCGTGGAGACACATTTATTTTTACAATTACCCCAAAAACTTCTGCTGGAGCAACATTTTCATTAGATGCTTTTGCTGCTGCTGGAGCAATATTTTCAATCGCTTCAAGTAGAGGAGATAGCGCAACTACATCAATTGATAGTGTTGCAGATACAAATAAACTTTCTGCAGTAATTAACACAACCACAGACATTATTACTTGTACAATTAAACCAGATGCCAGAACTAGTTTAGTTGGAGGATCAACATATTATTACGATGTTGAAATTTTTAACGGTGCTGCATTAAGGTATACACTTTTAACAGGAGAAATCACAGTAACTGATGATGTAACTGGTGCCTAATGCCAGAAGTTATTGTTTATGAAGATTCAATAACTGTTTATGAACCAAATTTAAGTATTCTTCTCAATACCGCTCCAAATTTAACGGGAATTGATCAAGAAGTAGAGGTAACTCAAGCAAGTAACTTAGTTACAATTACAGAGTAGTTTTTTATTAGTATGGTATAATCTTTGTATGGCTGCCTCAAACATTGGAACTGACGGAACTCATAAATATCCCCTTGCAAAAATGCCATCAATGTCGGATGCTGCAGATATTCAGATTGCATTAAGAAATTATCATTATGGACAAGATACTCCACTTGCAAGCGGTGCTACTCCAACTGGTGGTATTTCAAAATATTTATATGATCTTGAAACTTCTATTGCTGGAGTTGTTTCAGTAAATAATGCACAAATTTCTCTTTCTACAATAGATGCTAAAGGTGATTTACTTGTTGGAACAGGAAATGACACTGTTGATAATTTAGCAGTTGGAAGTCCTGGATACATTCTTTCAACAAATGCAGGAACAGCAACTGGGCTTGAGTGGATTGCACCTGTTCAACTATCAGATTCTACATCAACAACTTCTTCTACAATTGCAGCAACATCAACAGCAGTAAAAGCAGCATATGACAAAGCATCTACCGCAGCAACTACCTCTGTTGCAGGAATTGCTCAACTATCAGACTCTGTATCAGAAACCTCTTCAGTTAAAGCAGCAACACCAACTGCAGTTAAGACAGTTGCAGATAGCAAGTCTGCATTAAATTTTACAATTGATACAAAAACAGCAGATTATTCATTAGTTTCAACTGATGCCTATAAAATTATTGAAATGAATTTAACATCGACTCCAAATACAATTACTGTTCCAAATAGTTCAACTCAAACTTTTACAGAAGGTTCACAGATTACAATTATTCAAACTGGAAGTGGGCAAACAACTATTTCAGGTGCTGTAGGAGTTACTATTAATGGAACACCAGGTTTAAAATTACGGGGACAATGGTCATCTTGCACATTGATTAAACGAGCAGCAGCAAATACCTGGGTTGTAATTGGCGACTTGAGTGCATAATGCCATTACCACCAATATCTTCAGGTAGTGGAGGAATACAGCCAGGAACTCCAACAATTGGAACTGCAACAACAGGAAATGCTAGTGCATCAGTTGCTTTTACAGCCCCTTCATATTTAGGAAAACCAACGGGAACAACTTATACTGCAACTTCAACTCCATCAAGCATAACAGGAACATCATCAACTTCTCCAATTACTGTTAGTGGTTTATCAAATGGAACAGAATATACATTTAAAGTAAAATTAAGTAATGGTGTTGCTACATCGTTAGAGTCTGCATCAAGTAATTCTATTACCCCAGTTGCACCACCATTCTTCCCACCGTTCTTCCCACCTGCATTTGGTCCGTTCTTCCCACCGTTCTTCCCATACTTCCCGTTCTTCCCATTCTTCCCACCGTTCTTCCCACCGTTCTTCCCAGGAGAATACTTCTCAATTGCAAGTAGCACTGGAATTTTAACAACAGACGGACTTAAAAATGCAGAACACATTGTAGTTGGCGACATTCTTCTTGCAGCAGATATTCCATCCCCTGACGTAGATCCATCAACAATTGATTGGACAACATGGAGTACAGAAAACTTAACACTAAATGAAACAAATTTTGTAGAAACAACGGTTGTAAGTGTTACATCTAGAACCGTAACAACTACTCACTTAGTTAACGGAGATTTATTCTCTGACTCTCATTATATTTTAACTCAAAAAGATGGAGTTTCTCGTTTTGTAAAAGTATCAGACCTAGATCTTTCTTATATGGTTTACAACAGAGAACTAGAAGGGTTTACAAACATTACTGAACTTGAAGTTGTTGAGTACGAAGATACAGTTTTCTCCATTAACTGTGAGCCATACGATAACTTCTTTACAGAAAACATGTTAGTCTTTGATCATCCCGATAGTCCTTAAATTGAAAAATGGTAGAAATGAATAAAGAAGAAATAGCACCAGGAATAGTTGTTTATACCAATGTAATACCTAATAGCAATACTTTATATAAAGATATTGAAGAAGGAATAAAATCTGCAAAATTAAAATGGGTGCCAGCACCAGTAAAATCAGGATCAGAGATAACCACAGAATATAAAATAAGAGACACTGATTCAATTGGAATTCCATATAAAGGTGGAATTAAAGAAATACTTTTAGATAGTGATAGTGAAAAATTTTTTATTAATTTAAATAATTTATTTTTTAAAAATTTTGATCCTATTGAAAAAGATTACATGAAAACATATAAAGTAGGATCAACTTGGCATTCTACTTATGGTATTTTAAAATATGGCCCAGGACAACAATTTACTGATCATATAGATGACAATACTTTTTATCATAGACGAATATCTACAATATATTATTTAAATGATAATTATACTGGTGGAGAAATTAATTTTCCTCGCTTTAATATTACCTTTAAACCAAAGGCTAATCAAATGCTTGTTTTTCCATCCACCTATGTTTATAATCACTCAGTTTTTCCAGTGATTGATGGAACAAGATATGCTGTTGTAAGTTGGTTAAGATGAAAGAAGTAAATAATTTTTTACCAGTAGATTTAGCAAAAAAATATTATGATTTTGGATTAGATGTTGTTACTGGAAAATCTGGATCAAACCATGTTTGGACAAATCAAGCATGGGATAGAAGTATAATAAAAGATAGTTCTGTTGTTATATGTATAAAATTACCAGATGAATTTTTACAAGAGTTACAAGACATTCTTCAATTAAAAAAATATTTTGATCCACAGGTAGATCAACCACTAACATTATCAAAAAGTGCAATGATTTACGTATGGTCTAAAAATTCTTATATTCCAGTTCATGCAGATCAAGTATATAGCAAAGCAATTACTGTTTATTTAAATAGTTCTTGGGAGTATAATGATGGTGGAATGTTTAATTGGTTTGATGAAAAATCACAGGAATGGAAAAATATCACTCCAACATTTAATAAGGCTGTAGTTAATGATTCAGGGTATCTACACGGAATAACCCCAGTAAAGTCATCGGTTAATAGAACAACTTTACAAATTTTCCTTAATCCAATTAATCAGGATACCTTGCAAGCCACTCTTTAGTCTTCCAAGTAATGCCCTTCCAGGCAGACCAGTCTTTACCACCATCACTCATATGATAAGCGATCTCTGCATTTCTAACTGGATCAAATAAGTCTTCGTTAGACTTTAGGTTAAACTTATCCCGTCGATCTTGACCCATTGATCCTAACATATTGATTTGAAATAATCCATAAGAGTTGTCTCCAGTCTTTGCATTAGGATTCCAAGAATTAGGAGTACCCATAGATTCTTTCATTACTGTTGCCCAGGCAACTTTAAGAGAATAACCCTCAAACCCTACACATTTTAATATTTTAATTAGTTCATCTTTTTCAAGAGGGGTTCCATATTTGTACTTTTTCTTAGTTTTATTATTTTCTTCCTTAGAAACTGAAAAAACCGCCTCAGCGGTTTGGGTTTCACTTTTTGACACGGTACTACTCAAGTTATTTTCAGCATTAGCACTAGAATTAGAGAACAAAGCAATTCCAGTTACTGCTGCGAGTATTCCAATCACTATCTTATTAGTTGTCATGACTGTTCCTCCTTAGAAACAAAAACACCATAAAGTTATGGTGTTACTCACTAGTATATCATGGATTTGGATATTGAGTCAACTTAAAGACTTAATGTGATATAATTTCTTTATGGCTAAATACCGCAATCCAGACGAATCAGAGATGGATGTAAAGGCTCCTTCTACCTACAATATTGGAAATAAACCACCATTGGTTAACTGGACGGTTGTAAAAGGCGACAGCGCCTCTTTTAGGATATACGTACAAGATGATGCAGGAGATCCAATTGTAGTCGATGATTGGGACATTGAGGTCGATTTTAGACGGTACTCTGATAACGTAGGAGATGATTTATTATTTGAGTTAGTACCAGTACAATCACAAACTGATGATGATGGAGAGTTTTTAGTTTCTTTGACTCCCGCTCAATCTAAGCAATTAATAACTGGTGATGTTTTTGATGTTCAACTTACAGATGCTACAAGGGTTTGGACTGTATGTCAAGGAGAAATGATTATGCTTGGCGAAGTTACAGATCAGTCATAAGAAATGGCTAAAGCAACACTAACTGACGTTAAGGCAAAAACAAAAGTAACTGCAGTAAAAGACTTTAAGTCTTCTAAAATTAAAACTGTTAATTATTCAAAAACAACTTTAACTGATGTTAAAACAAAAACCAAAATAACTCCAATAAAAGGTTTTAAATCTTCGGGTATAAAAACAGTTGACTATTCTAAAAAGGTATCAATAGATGCAATACTTCCATTCAGATTAAAGATAACAAATGTAGGTATTGAAGGTATAAATCCTTTAAATCCCCCAGGAATTGGTATGCAGATTATTGGTTTTTCCAACTATATTTTATAATAAACCTATGTTATAATGTAATCATGGCCCGACTATCACTAGCAAATTTAAAGTTAAAGTTTCAAACAGGAGATCGCCCTACACAAGGCGATTTTGAAGATTTTATTGACACAGCAAGCGCTCAAGCAACAGATTTGGGTAGTGCGGGAAACAATGAGTCAACAATCAACGGCATTGAAAGTGCTACAGTAATTGATAATTTTGATGCAACAGAATATAGAGCAGTTAAGTATATGATCTCTATTAAAAAGACTTCTGGTGGCGAAAATAAATATTACGCAACAGAAATGACAATTCTTGCTGATACTACAGGTGTATCTGTCAGTGAGTATGGAACAATCGACAACGATGGGAATATTGGCACCATTAGCGTCTCCCGTGCTGGAAATACAGTATCCGTAACGGTTACTCCAGTTATCGGTATAACCCCAATCACCGTACGTTATGCACGTATGGGATTAAAGGCATAAAAAGGAGATAAAAAATGGCAACAGTAGACAAAGATTTTAAAGTAAAAAATGGTTTAGTTGTTCAAGGATCAACAGCAACTGTTAATGGTAAGAATGTTATTACCGCAGGAGTTGTAGATGCTAAAGGTGATTTAATTGTTGGTAGTGCAGATGATGCAGTAGCACGTCTTGGCGTTGGAACCAACGGACAGGTCCTCACTGCAGCGTCAGGTGCAACATATGGCGTTCAATGGTCAGATCCAGCAGCAGTTGGTGTATTTACAGAAAGTATTATTTTCGAAGGTGCAACAGCAGATGCCTATGAGACTACACTTGCAGTTACAGATCCAACCGCAGATCGTACAATTACACTTCCAAACGCAACTGGTACAGTAGCACTTACTTCAGATGTTACAACACACGCAGACCTAACAGCAGCACATGGCGCATCTGGTGCAGTAGTCGGAACAACAAATACACAGACTCTTACAAACAAAACATTAACATCACCAAAGATTAACGAAGATGTTGTTATGTCAGCAAGTTCTACAGAACTTAATATTCTTGATGGAGCAACTCTTTCTACAACAGAACTTAACTATGTAGATGGCGTAACCTCAGCAATTCAAACTCAGTTAGATGCTAAGGCTACTGGTTCAGACCTTACAACTCATACAGGTGCATCAACTGGCGTACATGGAGTTACAGGTTCAGTAGTTGGAACATCTGATACACAGACACTTACAAATAAGACACTTACAAGCCCATTAATTTCAGGACTTGCACTTTCAGATTCAAGCGTTGTATTTGAAGGATCATCAGCAGATGCTAACGAAACAACACTTACAGTAACAAACCCTACAGCAGATCGCACCATTACTTTGCCAGATGCTACAGGTACTGTTGCTCTTACAAATAATAAGTTAGATGTTTTTGCTGCAACTACTTCAGCAGAACTTATTTCAGTTATCTCAGATGAGACTGGTACTGGAGCACTTGTTTTTGCTAATACCCCAACACTTGTAACACCAAACATTGGTGCTGCAACTGGTACATCTCTTGTTTTGTCAGGGGATTTAACAGTAAACGGTACAACAACCACAATTAACTCAACAGAAATTACAGTTGATGACAAGAACCTTACACTTGGTTCAGTAGCATCTCCAACAGATGCAGGCGCTGATGGTGGTGGTCTTACACTTAAGGGTGCAACAGACAAGACCTTCTCATGGATTGATGCAACTGATTCATGGACATCTTCTGAGCACATGGATCTTGCTTCTGGCAAGGTATTAAAGATTAATGGAACTGAAGTTCTGTCAGCAACACAGTACACTGGAAATGCTGCAACAGTTACAAATGGTATTACTACAGCAAGCAAGATCTCAGCACTTGCTGCAACATCATCTTCAGAACTTGCAGGAGTTATTTCAGATGAAACAGGAACAGGCGCATTAGTATTTGCTAATACACCAACTCTTGTTACCCCAGTACTTGGCGCAGCAACAGCAACAAGCATTGCTCTTCCAGATACTTTTGTTGGATCTGCAACAGGAACCGCTGCTGCAACTGCAACAACTATTGATACTTGGTCAGCAAGCACATACTCAAGCGCTAAATATATTGTACAAATGAAAAAGGGTACTGATATTGAAGTAATTGAAATGCTTGTAACAGTTGATGGAAACAATAACGTTTACTTAACAGAGTATGCTGATGTAGTTAGCAATGCTGAACTAGGAACAACAAACGCTGTTTACAGTGCTGGAAACGTTCTTCTTCAAGTAACTGGTGCTGCAGCAGATACAGTTGTTAAAGTTCACAAAACATACATCGAGGCTTAACAAATAAAAAAGCAGGGGGATAAATGGCAACAGTAGATAAAGACTTTAAGGTAAAGAATGGCTTAAACGTAGCCACAACTGGTACCTTTGGTGGAGTAGTTACAGTTGCCACCCCGACTCAAAATGCTCATGCAGCAACTAAGTTGTATGTTGATACCGCTGTTGCAGGAGCATCTGCAATCGCAGTAGCAACGGAATCAAGTAATCCAGCAACACCAGTAGATGGACAAATATACTTTAATACAACCACACAGCACCTTATGATCTATTCAACAGATGCTGGAGACTGGATTATGATTGCAACATTTGATGATTCTGCAGATTTGCAACAGCATATTCATGATACTTCAATTGATGGTAATGGACTTATTACTACCACTTTTATAGAAGCAGGATTTTATGATGATATTTTTTCTTCGTCACTTGACGCAGGAAATTATGCTACGGTAGAATGGTTAACTACTTCTGATGGCGGAAGTCCAATAGATAACTTTAATTAATCGTATGTTATAATAAATAAATAAAGAAGTACATAGGGGGAGTAAATTATGGCAACAAGAATGCAACAGAGAAGGGGTACTGCAGCCCAGTGGATATCAACCAACAGTGGCAACGGCCCAATCCTTGCAGCAGGAGAAATTGGCTACGAGTCAGATACTAATAAATTTAAAATTGGTGATGGCACCAACCACTGGCTAAGCCTTGATTACTTCATGGACGCAGATAGCACAACAAACCCCCAATTTGGTTCAAATATTAAGTTTGAAGGTGCTACAGCAAATGCTTTTGAAACTACTTTAGAAGTAACAGATCCTACAGCAGATCGGACAATTACCCTTCCAGATGCATCAGGAACAGTTGTTTTAGCCAATTCCTCTACTGGCGCTGTTACAATTTCAGGGGATTTAACAGTAAGTGGTACAACTACTACCATTAACAGCACAACAATTAATGCTACAACAGGACTTGTTTTTGAAGGTTCTACAGCAGACGCTTATGAAACTACAATTAGTGTTGTAGACCCTACAGCAGATAGAGCCATTGAATTTCCAAACGTAAGCGGAACTGTTGTTACAACAGGAAACTTATCAACAGCACTTGGTGCTACATCTACAGAATTAGGATACCTTTCTGGTGTTACTTCTGCAATTCAAACACAATTAAACAATAAACAAGCAGTTGTTACAGATGTCTCAGATGCTGAAATTGGTTATCTTAATGGTGTAACCTCAGCAATTCAAACACAATTAAACAATAAACAAGCAGTTGTTGCAAATGTTAGTGATGAAGA